ATACCACCTCTAGGAACAGATGATACATTAATATCATAACTATTTGTAACTCCAACACCTGTGAAACTTACTGATGTAATACCAGCTGTTTCTGAAATAATATAATCATCATTTGGATTTTGGAATATCTCATTAAGAAGAATAACACCTGTATTTGTTGCAAATCCAGTTACATTCTGTCCTCCAGATTTTAAGATAAAGTTAGTTGCAATACCTGTAAATTGATCTTCCACAGTATCAAATACAAAATTATTTGTATAAGTTTCTTGAGATCCGCCAGGAATACCAGTATGAGTAAATACACGACCAACAAAGGTAGATGTGGTTGTCAAACCAGCGGGGCCTTTTGAACCTTTAGGTGGATCAGTAAAGTTAATCGTATCTTTAACTATCTGATAATTACCTAAGAATTTAGTGACAGTATCGTTAGCGCTATGATTTACAATTGCAGAATTAAGTTGACCTCTTCTCACAAGCATCTGGTTTGTAGATCCAATACCAACAGTATCAATCTTCATAAATTCGTCATTAACTTTTATCACATCACCTGAGAAGAATGATGATATGCCTGTTAAAGTAACAAAGTCTGTCTCTGATGCAACATCAAATGATAGTTTGGTATTAATAGGTGATTGAATAACTGGACTTTGAATATTGTTATCAAGAGTAACTAAAACCTTTGAATTAAGATTAGTTGAAGTAAATGATTGAGTTGTTCCAACACCAACAGATGTAATGTCAAGAACAGTTGGGACATTTTGAAGTGCCTCAGTTGCACTGGCAGCGACTTTAAATTTATTTTCTGCGATCTTAACTGCATATACTTTAGATGGTAATTTATCGGTAAGTCCGAATCCAACTATTGTGGTAGCTGCAATTCCAATACTCATGGTTGTTCCAGAACCAATCGGACTGTATGATAATTCTTCACCAGTCTGGAAGAAGTGATTGTTTACTATAAATGTATTGTTTGTTACATCAACTACAGCTGCATCCTCAGAGTCAAATGTTTTATGGAATATTGAGTCACCTGTATGTTTCATGTTGAATGAGAATTTAATGTCATTCTCTGTTCCAGTATATGAACCCTCCACGGACTTCAATCTTGAGTCTGTAAATGTAACAAAACCAACACCACCAGTTCCAGTTTCATTAAAGTTATACTGGAATACTTTTGTTGTAATCGCTGTGTTTGCTGGAGGAGTTAAACGAAGTTCAATATCACCATCAGATGTGGATGAATAACCAACACCAACAGTACCAATACCAGAGAAACTAGTAACATTGGTAGAGAAGTTATCCATGTAACCAAACTCTGTAAAGTAAGGAGTCGTTCCGTCATGAATTGCAGTTACTTGAGTTACAGCATATTTGTCATTAGTTGTATCATGTATTTCAATCAACGCATCAAAGGCAGAATATGTATTTGAATTAATTCCACTAATTCTTGTTGGTTGTGGAGTTCCTGTTGCCGCAATATTAGTTGTAGTTGTTAGAACCTCAGTAGTTGATACAAGTGTGCTTCCGATTCCAGTCGCAGTTCCTCCGATTGCTACCTGATGCACTCTCATTGTGACACCGACACCAGTTACAGGTGTAAAATAAACACTTGTAATACCAGATCTTACATCTGCACCGAATGTTCCAAGTCCCACACTTGGAGAATCAGTAATCGATAGGTTATCATTTGTCATCTGTGCATAATCTAAAAGATATACCTCTTCACTATCATTCAATACTACTAATTCATTTAATTGTGTTCTTTGATTACCACCTAATTCTTGTGTCTGTATAAACAACTTAGAAGTTGTAATCGCAGTTGTTCCAAAACCTACAACTTGCACAGGAGAGGGATCTGTAGATCCAATACCAGCTGAAGTAGAAATAATATCATATCCTGTTCCAACTGATAGTGTGTTAATACCAGTTTGAGTATTTGTAAATGTTTCAATTGCAAATAATCTTAACGCATAATTGTTAAACTTAGATTTAGCTGGAACAAATCTTAATGATCCTGTTGTTCCTGATACTGCAAAATCAAAATCACCAAGATCAATAGCAGTTTCAACACGACCAAACTTCATCATGTAACCAGTAGAACGGTCATGAAGTAAATTGATCTGAATTATTTGTTTTTCGCCTGAAAATCTTGTGTCAAATAACATTACATAAAACTTAACACCATCAATCGCATCAATATTAAAATCAAATACATCAGAGAATGCAGTCGCACGAGGTAAATCATTAAACTCAGAACTTACACTATCAATCGTAATCACTCTATTTGTTCTTGATTCGATGTAGTCAGTTAAAATTTTATTAGTAAAATTAATTTCATCAGATGCAAATAATCCAGCGATGTTTTTTGAATTTTCTGTAACTAGATCAAAATCATATGTATTATGTAAAGATTCATTTTCACTCACTAAGTCAGCAACAACAACAGCGACAGCACTCGAAACACCCACAGATGCATTTCTACGATTCTTGTCATCAGTTGATGCAGTTGATACTATACTTACATCTGCAAAATTCTTAAATCCAACTGTGTGTCCAAGACTATTAACTGGATCCTTCCATGTATTATAATCAATCGTGCTATTTAAAGAGTATGAGAATGTTTGATAATAATCATTATCTGCTAATTTTTGTAGTTCAGTGTTTAATTTACCTGTCTCTTTACGGAATCCACTTCTAAATTCAGAGTTAGAATCAATGTTAAATACTGAATTAAATTTAATGGTTTGTTCAATTAGTGCGATTGATTTAGATGATTGTCCACTAATTGACTCACTCACATTAAAAGTATCATTTGAAAGAACTTTAAGATACTTATTATTTTCATTCCATGCAACAACAGTTCCAACTTTATCGCCTGTGCTTACAGTTTCACCTACACTAAATTGATTAACATCAACTTCGATATTAAATTGAGCTATGTTAATATAAGGTATCGCCTGTCCAGATGATGATGGGCCACTAAAGATGCCTGGGCTTGTAACAGATGAATCCAAATTATATGAAACAGTTGCATTTCCTCCGCCTGGATTTGTATTCACACCAGTAATCACAAATGGTTCATAATTGTAATCTGCTGAATTATAACCACTACCAGTTGACCCAATACCAATATTCTCAACATATAATTTTTCACCCAATGTGAATGGATATGTTGTTGAATCATATGAACCTTCAAGAGTTAAAGTTACTAAGTTAGTTCCACTTGTATATGATAAATTTTTAATCTTAATACCATTGTTGTTGTTTGTTGCAATAATTCTTGGATTTGTGTCATATAAAGAATTTGTATTTCTTAGAAGTCTAACTTCAGATACAGACGTTCCTTGTATATCAACATCTGTTATGACCTCATCTTTAACTAAACCAGTGACACGATCAATAATCACAATATTTGGTGGTTGAAGATAATTCTTACCTCCAGAACTAATTCCTATGTTATTAATTTTAGATAATCTATCTAATCTTAATATTTGAGGTAGTTGAACAAATGGTTGAATTGTTTTATCAGATGAGTAATCAAATCCAAGATTTTTAATTGTATATCTTCTTAATTTACCAGTTTCATCACTATTAAGTCTAACAACAGCACCAACACCATTTGTAGATCCAATTGAAGTTACAACAGGAATATTTTGATAGTTTCTACCTTTTGATGTAATTTTAATTCCATCAATAGACCCAGATGCGGTTGTAGATGATGTAACGTATTTTAAAATTGGTGCTTCATTTTTAGTGTATTCATCTTTTTCTGGTTGAGATGGTAATACAAATGAGAATGTGGTGCTTCCAATTCCTGTAACTACATAACTTCCATTGTAAATACTGTCTGATATTTTTAAACTTGAGTAATTAATTACATCAGTGTCAATAATTGGATTTCTCTTAAATGGAGCGTTTATACCCAAGTTAACAGGTGTTAATTTATAGTAAAGATCTGAGGGTGTATTTTGAGTAACTGAAAGATCAACTGTTGCAGTTGATGTCACACCAACAGTTCCAACACCTACAACTTGGAATCCACCATCCTCTCTATTATTAAAGTATGGATTTGTAAAATTAGTATCTCTGAATAACTCAAAATCAAATATTTTTGTTTTCTTTCCAGAAACAACTTGTGTCAAAGATGAGTGAGAAACACCAAATCCTACTTTATATCCACGAGTAAGTGATAGTGGTGGATTAATAAGAGCTATTGTATGACCAGATCCAGTTGATGTAAGTGATATTACATCTGGTATTAATTTTTTAGACTTAAAAGCGGTCTCACATAATCTAAATGAATTCTTATCAATACGAGCAATAAAATATGTAAAGTTATTAAATAATGGATTTGCTGGATTTGATGATTTATAAAGAACTTTATCACCAGTTTTATATCCATGATTATTAATCGTGATTGTATTAGTTTCAATATTAACAGCAGCTGCACCAAAATCTAAAGGATTTACAAATGTTCTGCGAGTTGTATCGTCAAACTGAATATCAAAAGAAGTTGTAATGCCTGGTGTTACAGACAATATCACACGATCATTTGCCCGTAAGTTATGTGATTCTTTACATACGACTGTTCCAACTACTTTTTCAACAAATCCTGTAATTTCTGTTTTTGTGGGTTTAAAACTATGAACTTGACCACTTCCAAAATCATCGAAGAATAATCGGTAAGCTGTTGAACCAATACCAGCAATTCCTCCAGTAGATCCAATTGCTAATGCATTAGTTGATATTCCTAATAGATCTTTACTTTCTCTGATTGCAAACACTGGAGAATTGTCAGTTAATCTAAAATTAGGAACGGCATTAATGCCATTAGAAACTAAAAGTGAAGTTTCTCCATCACTTGAATATATAAGTTTATCTCCTGTTTCAAATCCATGATCCTGTAAGAATATATTTTGTGTAGGAATGAATATCTCAGTTGATCCACCACCAACAACACGATAAGAATATTTGACTGTTGATCCAATTCCAACTCCAGACGCTGTTCCTATCGCAACACTCTCAGAGGGGTTAAAATAGTAAGGGACATTTACTCTTGTCTGAATGTCAGTATTAATACCTAATCTAAATGTAATTGAACGATTTAAAGCTGTAATAAGTGACGTGCTAGAATGAGCAGTTCCAAGAACGCCATCCTGTTCTCTTTTAACTCTTATTTTGTTATTAACATTATCGATATTCAAAACAGTCATACGTTCTGTATTGATACCTATGATATCGTTTGGTGCGATAGCATCTGGAGTTAATCATGTGGTTGTGATGATAGTCCAACTACATTTCCGTTTAAATTATTATATGTAAATACAATATTTTCAATCTTAACAACAGTGGATGCAACTGATACAACTTCTTTTCCATTAACAAAAGATACCTCGCCAGCAAAACCATTCCCTTTGTCTAAATTTTTAACTCTTAATTTATCTTTTACTTGATATCCAGATCCAGCGCTCAATATTTCATATTTGTTAATTCTGCCAGGGGATGCATAATTAACTTCAATTTCTTGATCAACTTTTTTCCGACTGTCATGTATTCCCTCATAATCTGCACCAGAACTATCAAGTTTATATGGATTTGTATTTCTTCTTAAACCTAAAGTGTTTAGATCAATATCTTGGTTATTAGTTTCAATAAAATTCCAAGGATCAGGTTTTGCAGCATAATTCTCACCAATTAAATATGGAAATATTGGAGATCGGAAATTTTTAAATGTTCCGCTTGTTTCGTTTTCATTTGGATTGATTGTTGCAAAATAAGCAAAAGTTCCATTTGGGTAGTCTGGAGTAATACAATATCTTCCATTATTCTTATCTAAATCACCATCTCCAAGATACTCATAATCTTCAACAAAAAATCCAAGTGGGAAAGTTGATATAGGAGGGCCATTCTCTCTAGTTGTTTTAAGAGAATAACTTGATCTCATAATTCTTACAGCACCACCATCTTTACGATCATATCCATATGGGCCATAAATTGGATTTCCATCATAAGCCCAACCGATAATTGGTGAGTGATTTAAAGATGGTTGTTCTGCGTTGTTTAAAAGGTTTAAATCATTTGATGTGTAATCAATTGTTCCATCACTATTTTTTTGTTTTAATATTTTTCTAAGACCTCTTGGCGCATAAAATGATGTGAATTTAATACCTTCATCATTGTCACCTCTTGATAAGAAACCATCATCATTATAAAATATATCCTCATATCGTTTAACATTATTAACTGCCCAAGATCTAATTTTTGGTAAGAACACAGCACCAGTGCCAGGAATTATCTCCTCAACACCAACAGTTGCAGTTGAATATCCAACACCACCATTATCAATGGTGACTTTATCAACACGACCACTACTGATTGATGATATTATCTTTGCACCAACTCCATCACCCAGTATTTTTAAATCAGGGGATGATGTATATTCACCACCAGAACGAGTCACAATCACAGACTGTATTCTTCCATTTGTCACAATTGCTTTATACTCTGAAGATGATCCAGAGGAAACTCTTACTTGTGGGGGAATACTAAAGTTAAAAGTTGTTGCGTTTCCATATCCGATGCCAGGATTATCAATGTTAATAGAAGTGATTGATCCTCTTACAATTGGATTTACAGTTGCATGATAATTTTCTGGTTCTGATGTATTAATTCCTATTACTCCCTTAACAGAAACTGTGATTGGAGGATAATTAAATACATGTTCTCCAGATCCAATTGATGACATTCCAACAAATTGTTTTGTTGTGTAATTTAAATCAGATAAAGTTGTTCCGATACCAGCAGCTGCAAGTCGGAATCTATTATCACTTATCTTTAAAACATAATAATCTTGATCTGTATCTAAACCACCAATCTTAACTCCATCATTTGAATAACGAATAATCTCTCCGTCATTGAATCCATGATTCTTATATTCAATAAAATCAGAATATGTATTAATGCCAGCGGTAGGAATTAATCTTCTCTTATTTTCATATCCCTCGCCAGGGTTTTCAATAATAACTTGACCTAGAACTAATTTTTTTCTTAAACTTTCAAATCTTTGTGATCCATCAGCGAAACCAGTAAGATTTATTAAATTAGATTTAGTTATTGCATCATTTTGATTATTTGCAAGTTTAATTGTTGTATTATTAACTTTTGATACAAAGTAAATTGATTCATTAACAAGTCTCTGATCTGGTGTCTCTTGAATTGCAGTTGTAGTGATACCAGCGCTTGCAATACCAATTGCACCAGTGCCAAATGTTTTATAGATTACAGCTTCTCCATCTCGGAACTTATGAAAAGTTCCAAAACCAATTGTATCCTCTGATATGTTTATTGCATTACCTGTTGACGATGCATCAAAATCAACAAAGTGATCTATTTGTTTTAATCTTGATCTTGCGATTGCGTTTCTACCATTTCCACCAGAAATTTCAATTACAGGTGGTGCAACATAATCGAAGCCAGGATCTATAATATCAATTCTTTCAAATGAACCTTTTACGTTTGCAGTTGCACTAACTCCAGCACCAGTCAAACTTTCAATACTTACTTTCGGAGGTGTGATTACGTCATATTGGGATCCACCTTCTAAAACATCAATTGTTTCAACACCACCAAAAAATATAACATCACCTGACTTATAGTTTGATATCTCTGTACCATTTACCAACATGCCAGTCGTGCCTGGCGTTGTCTCACGTTGCGCCCCATCAAACACTGGATTTAACGAGAATCTCTTCAATAATTTTTGATGTTCAAGTTTTTTATTTGCTAGGTCAGGAACTGATATTTTAAACGTTCCATTTCCTGTAGCGTCTACAAAGTCACCATTTACAAGATCAGGTAAAGAGTTTGCAAGACGAATATTATTTGAACTTACACGACTTACATAATAATTTTTACCATCAATTAACTGTCCTAAGAAACCACTGATCACATTATATGTGACAACTTCTCCAGAATAGAATCCATGATCAGCAGCACCCTCTGTAACCTGTATTAACTGTATTACGTCGCCGCCAGTGGCGCCAGTCCACGTTATAGAACGATCTGGTGCAACTATGGGTTCATTACCCAAACTTGGTAAAGACGGTGAGGCAACGTAGGCGTGAGGGTGTGGAGGTAATGCATCTGCATTATCACTATCATGATCATATACATTCTGAACATCAGTGGTATATTTGTTGATGTTAGTATGAAGAGAACTATTCCCTTTCTTTAATCTTCTTCTTATAAATGCAATATTAAATTCACCAACGCCAGGTAAATCACCTAATGTGAATGTAGAACTACTAATTACACTTAAAACACGACCAACTCCGATTAAAGTTGATTGACCATCTAAAACTTCTATCGCATCCTCCTCTAAGAATCCATGAGCAGATTGAGTGGCAATACTAAAACTACTACTTGATTGTCTTACAACTGTTTTTGGAGTGAATTTTACAGATGTGTTATAGACGTACGATCCAAAGTTAGCATCTTCAGAACTTTTATTAATACCAAATGATCCAACCTTAACTCTATCACCTTTATTAAAATAAAAAGTTGTTTCTGGAATTGGAAAATCTTTAAGAACTCCAGTGATTAAGACTTCAATTTTTTTAGTATTATTCGCAAAAGAATATCCATATGCAACATTATTAAATCTAATATCATCACCAATACTTAAAACATCAACAGCTGTTGATAAACCTACAAATTGGTTTGCAGTTTTACCTGTGTATGTAACAATTCCAGCAACGGTTGCTGTAGGTATAGATAATGAGCCACTTGTAGGAAACCCCACTGTAGTATCAACTGTGATTGTAGTTTCACCTATTGATACTGGATTTGTAATACGAGTTCTGCCTGGAATTATAAAATTACCATCAATTGAATCTTTTGATACACTTATCTGATAATAATGTTCTCCACCATATAAAAAGTCTTTTACATCAGATATCGCACCAGAAGCACCACGAATGTTAACATCATCTTCATCAGAATCTTGAAAGAGTGTGGATCCCTTTAAGTTGCGAGGATCACCAGTAACTGCTTTGACCACAAAATCTTGAGCAAATCCGTAATCAGCGTCAGATGGTTTAATTAAAAAATCTGATGGCTTTATAATATTAACTTCTTGTCCATATAAGGCTCTGAATAAAATTTTATATGACTCCTCAGTTCCTTTTGTTCGATAGAAATCTTTAACTTGACGAATAAATTTAACTTGATCAATATCACTACTTAACTTACGATTTTCAAATCCACTTGCAAAAGTTGTTTTAAGTTTATTTAAAAATTCACGAATGAATAAATTTGATAAATTATGAACTTTTGTTCCACCAGTATGAGAAACTCCTACACTTGTATTAAATGATAATAAATCTGGTCTTGTTGGTTGATTCATATTATCAACACCACTAAATCCACGAACACAACCAGTAAATGATGTAGTTCCTATGCCAGTGTATGTGATAATCTCATCATCAATTTTTAGTAATCCATACTTACTTGGATAACCCTTTGTAGAGTCTACGAAGATTGTAGATGAGTATGATTCCGTATTTGTTGATAATCCAGTGTATTCTGTAAGAGCAGCACCAACATATGTTTGTAATTTAGTATATCTATCAAGATTTTCAGCGATATTGATAGATCCGCCTTGATATTCTTGAGAGATATAATATTGCTTCATAAAATCCACAAAAAGTGGATTTTCAGTTTGCACAAACTCAGGTAACTGATTTTCAATTACCTGACTTATTTCTACTCTTTGAATTGAGGTATCTATCATTAATATCCGCCGCCGTAGCTAGATCCGCCTCCACCAGATGAAGTGGAAGAAGAAGAACTTGATGTAGTTGTTGGAGTAGTGGACATGACTGTGCCACTACTTGATGTAGTTGTTCCAGTTGAAGAAGCAGTAGATGGAAGAATCGCTGCAGCTGTTGAAACTGGAGAGTTTGATTTTCTTGTAAAAGTTGGAGTATAATAACTGTGAGTATGAACGAATCTTGATCCAGAAGTATTTTCACCAGATGCGATTAAATCTTGAACCATATTGATTGTTGTATTTGTCATATCAAACTTAACATATAAATCTCGAAGACCAACGATATCATTTGAATGTGGAATTGCTTGAATTTCAATCACACCATTTGCAATCACTGTTGAAAGTATATTTACAGTATCTATAAGAACTTCACCATGCATGTAATCAACTGTTCCAGCATTTTTCTTTATAATATTAGGAGTTCCACCTTCATTATATGTAAAGAAGAATATTCGACCTTTTTCACGATTAATTACCTCATCAGCGAGATAAACAGTGCCTGTTATGCCTTCAATTGTAAATCCAGTTGAGACCACATTGTATGCACTCTCTTGAGTGTGGAACATATTACCATAACAAACTTCATATTGTGCAAATTGACCTAAAACTGCTTTTAGATTACGTCGAATCGTAACTAAAGTAATATTTGATGTAATTGATGAGTCAACACTATCAATTAATGATATTGCCTTACTATATTTGAATCTACCACCAAATTTATTAACATCTATTGAACGTGAGTACTGTGTAAGAGCATTTGAGATGCCACTTTTAAGAACTTGTGGAGTATCATTCAAACTTGGATTATAATATGGTGTTGTATTAATCTCAACAAACAAATACTTCAAATCAATAAACTCTGGAACAATTCCAGCAACTGCGTAACTCTTTAGTTTCTGTATCAACTCTCTTTTTGTCTCATCTGATAGAAAGTCACCATTTCTAGGTTTGACTGAGATAAAAACTTTACCAAATCGAGGTGGACTCATCTCTTCACCACCAAAAGCAGTTACAGACTCTACATTTGGGTAAATGTATCCTAAAACTGACTCATAATCAGATGCCGTGACTGCACGATACTGAGAGGAGTAAATTCTTGGTGCATAATACTTAATTGATGATATTGATTCAATTTCATCACCATCTCTTGATTTCTCAAGAGTCTCAATTAATGAGACATCCGCTGCATCGATGGAGGCGCCATCTTGATTTGTAATATTTCCAACAAAACTAAACTCTGAAGCGTCATTTCCCTCTTTACCAGAGCTTGTGATGTAACTTACAGTGATAAAGTTGTCATTTGACAATTTTTTACCAATTACGTTGTCACCAAAGATTAATTCATACCTTTCATCTTCAATTTCTTGTAATAAGTAGGAATTTGATGTTGATGTGATTCCAATAATATTATCAATTTGTTTATATGTTACACTCGCAGTCGAACTCTCAGATGGACGAACTTTAACCTTTATTGTTGATGTATCAATGTAAGAATTATTGAGAATATATCTCTGATTGAATAAAGCAGAGTCTTCAGTAAAGGATTGTCCTATGTAAGTTCCCTCATAAATCTCAATGTTGTTGAATTCAGCAAAACCATTTGTAACAGGAACTGTAATTGATTCTGGAATTGAGAAAATGAAGTTTGAATTAGTTCCAACACCATTACAAACTATACCAGCGTTTAGAGTCAACGTTGATGTCTCCACTAATCCACTTACGTTAAATGATACTCTTGCTCTTGCTGCTCTTCTTGATCTAGGCACATATCCAATGTTTCTGGCAAGCGAAACTACGTTT